TGCCGGTGCGCCCAGCAGCTCATCCAGAATGGCATCAACCTCTGCATCAAGACGCGCTTCCAGGTTATGGCGAAGTTTCTGTTTCAGTGCGCTCCGGACTTCTTCAGAGCGCAGGACTTCCTTCACTGCTTCAGCAGTGACCAGGGATGTAATTTCTGACATGGGATTTTCTCGTCGAAAGGTGTGATTAAGAAAGTTGCCGCTAAATGAGCGGCTCTTCGGGTTTGCTTCCGGCTGACTGACTGGCGCTGATTTTCTCAGCGGCCCTTTTGCAATCTGTCTGCGCCAGAAGTCACGCATGGCCCTGTACCCACCCGAAAGGAGATACAGCACACAGACCACCGTACAGAAGTACAGCATTAACTGGTTCAGAAATGTCATAATTTCTTTCCGTTATTGTTGACAATAAGAACTGTTTTCATTAAAAAACCAGAGTACGAAAGTATCGTTCCTTTATTTTTCTCCATAGGTATTACCACCGCCAGCGTCCATTCCTGTCGCTGGCGGTTTTTTTTATCATGCCGCAGTGTCTGTGCTGTTCACTTCCACCGCAATGCTGTCAATCAGCACCGGGTAAGTCGCACTCCTGGTAATGTCTGTCACATGCAGTTTATCCGCCGCAAATGCACTGACCGGTGACTGCGTCAGCGTGAACGGTGTGCCATCCTGACCATCAATAACCGGCGTCACCTGAAGGCTGTTATTCCCGGCAAAGCGGAAAGCCAGCGTATGCCATTCGTTATCAAATGCGCCAAAGGTTCCCAGTTTCAGGTTGTTTGTCGCCACTTTCGCATTGTGGTACATCACATTCAGGTCTTTTGCATCTGTCTGGATGTAGAACGCTGCCAGCAGGTTATTCCCCCCGTCTCCGGTCAGGGCAACGCCCTGTGGCAGTGAAGATACCGGCCAGTAAAACGCCATAACATACTGGTTCGCAGCCAGCGCTCCCGAAACCTTAAAGCGGCAGCGAATCTGCCCCCCTTTCTGTAACAGAGCCGCACCGTTGCCCGCGGCGTACTCCAGCACCCAGCTGCTTTTACCGGCCTCCTTGGTCAGCTTCACTGCCTTACCTCCGGTTCCCTCCGCATCGCTGACCACTTCTGCCCTGCCGCCACTGGCTGACCATCCCTGTACTTTCAGGCCTTCCCTCTGACTCGCTGGCAAGGTAAGAGAGCAGTGTTGTGACGCCTGTGGCTTCTGCATCGGAAGGCGATGAAGGGCGCACCTCTGATACTGTCGATGATGCCCCCGCGTTTAGCGCCACTCTTCCCGCATGGCGCAAAATCGCCGTTGCCAGACGGTCGGAAATAATCCCACGGCGTGCCCAGGCGCTGAAATGGCTCGCCCTGTCCTGTGACGTCCAGGTGGCTGAGCTGTCACGCCATTTCGAACCGTAATATCCGATACCCGGAATGTCCGGGTCTTCTTCCGGTTTGTTCGTCGGCACATTCACCCCGTTCTCATCGGTCATGAACGGTACGAAATGGATATTCTTTTCCGTTTTGTTTTTATAGCTGCCGTACACCGTCTGGTACGTGGATTCGTTCTTCTGCTTCCAGAAATACGTCGTATCTCCACATATCCAGGGAACACCGCCAGCAGAGCCACCGACGCACTGACCTGCCATATCCGCCAGGTCTGCACGGAATTTATCAACCAGCGCACCAAACTGTGCTGCGTGATTTGCCGGCGTACCGCCAAAATCAAATTCCCCCTGCATCCACACCACGGCAAACAGCACATTTTTCGGGTTCTTCTTCAGTGCTGCTTTTGTTCGACCGATAAGGTCCTTATACAGCGGCTTGTCCACACCCCAGCGGGTTGAATTCTCCGAAGCACCACTCGCGTCACTGTATGTGCCATCAGCTCCGGTGGTGAACGCTGAACCACCACGACAGCACGGAACCAGCAGAATGCCCGCATTCGCCGGTATAAACGGCAGCAATTTTTTGGCGATATGCAGCCCCTGCCCCACGGTTCCGTACTGCCCCTTTGACAGGTCCGCTTTCGGATGGTTAAGGCGGCTCATGTCCTGCACATCATGCAGACAATGGTCCGCCGGAATGATGTCGTTATATTTACAGGCGACACCGCCCGGTGTCACCGTACTGCGACGCGCCAGCTGCTTAATGCGCGGGTCCGGACGGTCATATGTCTCCGGCAGCGGAAGGCCTTCACCATATGCCATGCTGTTTGACTGCCCCGCCAGAACCACAACAAAGTAATACTCCGGGTCGCTGGTGGCGCTGATTACTGCACCTTCTCCACCTGTCGGCTTCACCACAACAGGTGTGCTCACATCACCTTCTGCGACAATCGCCTGAATAAGTGCTGCGCCATCATCCGTATACGAAGAAAACGGCCCGCCGTATGGTTGCCATCCTTCACGAATTTTTTGAGCAAGTGCATCAGCAAGGTCTGACGGCGACGCCGCCCTGACAACATCATAATGTTTAAATGTCATTATTCCTCCCGGCCGGGATAGTGTATTAAATCAGATATGGAGTGGGCTGTAGTCCGGAAGCCTGAATGACACACGGGGACTACAGCCCAAGAAATGAAAAAAGGCCACGCAGTTGCGCAGCCTGATAAACCCTGGTTAAAATCCACACGATAACAACACAACAATATCAGTATCTCATGCTATTGCCCGAACCCATTCGGGCATTTTTTACCCATAAAAAATGCCCCTCCGGAGAGGGGCATGTTTGCATGCACATTCTTTTTCTTGCATGGTGCCGGGTGCCTCCCGGTGAATTCAGTACCAGCACCTGAATCCGCGATTATCCCATATACCTACTCGCTGATTGCCCCTCCGCACAGGGGGATTCACCATGCCAGTTTCTTTTAACAAACTCCCCGCAAACCAGACAACAGTCAACCGCCTGAATTGTGAGACATTTAAAAAAAAGGCCCGCAAAAGCGAGCCAGGGAAAATAAGTGTGGCGCGTTGTACTGGATTCGAACCAGCGACCTGGCGATTATGCGTCGCTCGCTCTCACCACTGAGCTAAAGGGCCGGGAGCAGAATAATAACGGTCCGTAATTAATTCCGCAATAAAAAACCCGCTCAATGGCGGGTTCTGGTAAAGTTCATGCGCTTGGTTCGCCTCGCGATACAGCTTTGCGAAGCGTACCGGAATTGAAGCAGTTTATGCGTAAAAAATCAAGCTATTTTTTGAGCAAATGATTCTCGCATGGGAATATATAGGACATACTCAGCAACTGCCAACCAATTAGCAATTCGCTTTTCGCATGTGCTAAAACACCACTCTGGGTACTGTTCGTTTAATAACTCGGCCATCCTTCTCTTACTCATCCCTCGCCCCACATAACGCTGACTCAGGACATTTAGTAGTCCTGGATGATCCGCCAGAACTTCACCTATAACACTATCAATTTTTAGTGCCTCTGCATCAGTGCAGTGAGTTAACCAGCTTTTTTGCTTTCCTTCGATCATCTCACGCAAAAATGCTTCCAACTCTGGTTTATCAATTCCCGCTTTTTTCAATCTGCGCAGGGCTTCATTGATGGCTGTTTTTGTCAATTTTTTGGATGTCAGCAACTGATTAAACATATTCCCTGACCTGCCGCCACCAATGTACGACCAGCGCCCCCACATACGCAGTTTCCCCTGTATCCAGATGCTTTCCAACGTATTGAGTCGAAGATGTTCTCCGCTTTTTCCGGTATTTGTTGGGTAAATCATAGAATGCCTTTCTCCCTCCAGATTTCCTGTGTGCGGAAAACGCCCTCCGCGTGCATCAGGCGCAATTCTTCTTTGGTGTAATCGCTGGTTTTTACCCGCCCGTCGATTAAATCGTGGCACGAGCTACAGGCAATTGCCGCCTGCATATCGTGTGGTTTTGTCGCTGTTCCACACGTCCCCGCCAGCCTGTAATGCGCCAGCACGGACGTTTCGGGATTGTGATTGCAGTAGCCAGGAATTCTGACTGTACACATCTGACCTTTTGCCGCTTTACGTAAATCCACCATTACGCAAACTCCAGTAGCTGCGCGGCCACATTTTCGACTTGTTCCGGAGAGGAAAATTTACGGAACAGGATCCAGTTCCACAGTACATTCAGCACAGATTTATAAACCTGCTGAAACTCGGTTTCGTCCATATTCGCAAACGCGATGGATTTCGCCCTGCGCCCACGGCTACCGTCCGGATAAAAATGCTCGGTGTAAAATCCGGCCTGAATGGTTACCCACTCGCGGAAAGCCTCAAACGACTTTAGCAATGCCGTATCCCGGGTTCTGCGTGTCGCAACGGTATTCAGATATTGCTCTGCGGCATCACTCAGGGCTGGAGTATGTTCCCGACCTACTGATTCGCACAGGAAATCAACGAAACCGGACACCAGTTCTCGTTCGCGAGGCGTGATCGCCCCACCGTTCGGAGTCCAGTAATCGAATCCCAGTTGCAGGAGTTTGAAAAAACGCTTGTGGAATGCGTAGTTACGCACACGCTTAAAGTCTGCGTGTATCCACTCACCGATTTTGATTTGATGCAAAAAATCGCAACTCTCCGGCGTCGCCGGGAGAAGTAATCCGGAAGAGGTTTGTTTGACCAGTTGTATATGCGCCATCGTAGTTCTCCGCTGGCGCAGTAGAATGGGTGTTCAGCCCGTTATGTAGTATACCAGAATTAATGCCAATACTAACAGGATGCTCTGACTCGCAATTCATCCAGCAGTTTATCATTTCCCATAATGTCACTTACCCTCATCGGTAAAAAAATTGCCTTTCGACCATTACGATACATCATTGATTTTGGGGTTTCAGGGAAGTAATCCATTTCGACTATAACTGACAGGTCATCACGACGTATGACTGCGTATTTGCAACTAAATAGTTTCTTTATTTTTTCCACGATGCCTCCGAGTTTATAAGTACAAACGGTTATATCCACATAGAGACAAAAATATTAATCTGAAAAATATTTATTTCACGCCGTATATTTGATTATTTAATGTGCAGGTACAATGACTTTTATTTTTTGTTGTGTATATAATCAAATATATGGTTATTTTTCACCCTGCGCATTCAGCGCGCAACAAAAAACCCGCCGAAGCGGGTTAAGTGCGGGTGCGTTGAGGATGCCTGACACATCAGAGGTGGCGAGGGATTTCTCCCCCGCCAGGTCTCTTACTCCTCAGGTTCGTAAGCTGTGAAGACAGCGACCTCCGTCTGGCCGGTTCGGATTCGTACCTCGCAGAGGTCTTTCCTCGTTACCAGTGCCGTCACTATGACGGTTAAACAGATGACGATCAGGGCGACTAACATCGCCTTTTGCTGCTTCATAGCCTGCTTCTCCTTGCCTTTCGGCACGTAAGAGGCTAACCTACGTTTGTGAAGCATAGATTGGGCCTCAGATTAATGTTAAGCGTCTTGCAGGACGCGTAATGTTAACTGGGGCTTTTCTCTATCTGCCTTTTGGTGTTCATGCCTGAGGCAGATAGCCTCAAGCACCCATTATGATTTTAACCAAAGTCTTTGTATCTATAAAGAGGCACAATATTACTCGATATATCATCATGTGTGCGCCTTATTCCAAACATTTTGGAAACAAAGCGTTCCCTCACTCCCGACATATCCAGTATCTGCTTCCAAGAAGATATATCCAGCAATTCAACTGCACAGGAAAGTAAGCGAGGTTTTTCCTCAGGGATTAACTCATCCCCCATCTCTCCTTTAATCGTCCCTCTTTTATTTAGATGGATAAATCCCGTTCTCATTTGTTGTGGCGTAATCAGCCCCAAAACCGTAGCACGATAAATACACATGCGAAGACTGATTTTCCATCGTTCTTTGAAATTAATTAGTGCATTCCAGTCAAGATGCGATCCTCGCATTTTAGGAAATTCATTAACGAACGAAACTCTAGGTACAAGGAATGCGCTCGAAAAATAATCCGCATGATGTTCTGTAATTTTATCCCCTGTTATAATCCCTTCATGCAAAACAAGATGCCCCAGTTCATGACCGAGATCTGAGCGAAATCGACACACACTCTTTTTCGCGGAATTTCTAATTATCAATGGGCGTTTACTATTAATAGTAAACGCATCAATACGATCATCCACGCCAGATACATGAGCAACAACAACCCCAATACTTTCCACGAAATTAACCATTGAAGATATCGGTCCCAGCCCCAAACCCCAATACCTTCTACAGGCCTCGGCAATTCTTTCAATATCTTCATCGGAGTTCAAAGGTAATCCGGACGTATCAGGAAAGTTCAATTCTGGAAGAACTATTTCTGTTTCCAAACACTTTACAAACTGCTCCAAAATTTCAGCTCGAGCCAGAATACTATTAGTTAAGGACTGCGTCCTTGATCTCTTGCTTCTGAAATGGCAGTTCTCGCTGTCTAATGGTGATTTCCTTCCAGTGAAGAAAAACGACTCTTTAACATCCAGATAATCTGCAAGAGCTGTCAACATCTGAGATGAAGGGGGATAACCACGCTCTAACTTGTTTATAAATTGCCGAGTCACCCCCAAAGCAGTAGCAAGCTCTTCGCCCGTAACCCCTTTAGCCTGACGAGCTAATTTTAAGCAGTCACCACGATAATTACCTATAGAATCAAATAGTTCCATATTTATCACTATCTGCTTTTTTCGCATTCTTAACACGCCGCTGCAAATTCAGCGGTGGTGTTTCCACGGCCTCTGGCAATACGTCAGTATTAGCTGCTTGTACTGGAGCATGGACTTTAGACACCAATTCGTATCTACTCACTACATTATTTGATGAATCAAAACCTATCAGGGCTAAAAGCCACGTTGGAGGTTCAATATCTTCATCTTTTTTATTTGCAGATGGTAATTTTTCAGCCAGAACACGCCATGTAACATCATGTTCAAAATTAACATCATCTTCAAAAAGAGATAACTGACGACACTCAACATCATTTTTACATAAGCGATGTTTCTTTTTTGGTGAATCCAGTTTATCGGTCACAAACTGTAACGGCACCCTGTTCAGGGTAAACACAAAATTCAGAGGTGTTGAAAGAATCGCCACTCCTTTGAGTTTTTTATGATTTTTTACAAGAAAGTTTTTTATCCATCCATAGGCCCTACATCCATTAATCCAGTTATCATCATACTCATGGCGATGGAACCATAATTCGCCAAGTACGTTAGCAAATTGCTGAAGAAGATTGATAACAGATTTTTCATCCAAACAAGGATTGATTTCAAAACACGGTTGGAGATTCTGTTCAGACGGCATAAGGTATCCCTCTCTCTTAAAACTCCGCTCATCTTTACGCAAAATTTTATTTTTGTAAACCTAATCTTTAGGGGATTTCACGAATTCGTCAACCAGTCGAACAAACTTTAACCACAATACATATTTATCTACATTGATATGTGTATCGCTAACACTATTGTGGGCATTCAGCTAGTATTACCAAGCCTTCAGGTGCGCGAAGTTGTTCCGCACAGTGCAGCAGCGCATCAGTCGCTTCCTTAAGCGTCACAGTGTCGCCATCACCCAGTCCTGCAATTTTTGCGTGCCTGACAAACGCCGCGCAAAGGTCGTTAAACGCCCCTGCCCGCACATCCGCCAGGAAAGCGTTGGCAGCAGCCAAATCCTGGTAGTCAATCCCGCTCACTGTGCCACCTCCTGAAAATTACCCTGATAAAACGCCAGTGCGCGCTGCATAACTTCGCTCTTCCGGCACTCGCTACAGATTATGTTCTGACGCCTGTCGTAGCGGCGTATTTCTCCGTCTGGTAATGACCAGATAAGGTCCGGATCATCCACAGATGTTTTCTTCAGATTTGCCCTTGAGAGTTTTTTGCGGGCGTTTTGCCAGTCCTTACGCGCCTGTTCAGACGGGAATAACCCGTAACCAGAGTTGTATACATCGCCACTGGCAACCAGCTCTCTGGCGAGAACACTCATCAGATATCTTGTCGCACCTGTTTTCTCTTCCAGTTGCCGTAACGTCTCGCGGCCGCTCAGACGTACAAGTTCAACAACCTGCCCTTTAATTTTTTCCCGCTCTTCTGGTGTAAATACTTTTGCCATGGGCGCCTCCGGCAATCACTTTTCCGATGCAACACGGCGGGAAAAATCAGTAATCTGTCGAACAATATCCCGATGCTTGTTCAGCTCCCGCAGCGCGGCGCAGACACGCTCCCACTTCTGGACATGATTTTTCGCCCGACGCAGTTCACGGTTTGCCATATGCAGCGATGACAAAATCAAATCATCAGATCGCGTTGCAGTAAACGATGGCAGCGACTGCACAATGTCCGCCACAGTTTCTGTTTTAATATCTTCCTGTGTTGCAGCCTCCTGTACTGGTAACGCAACACATGCAGGCTGAGGAAAGGCTTTACCATCAGTTTCCGCTACCGATGCTGCTTTCGGCTCTGCTGGTAAATTATCGCCCGGTATGCAGTAACGAAATTTACCGTTCTGGTTTACGCGAATCAGGCGTCCTTTGCTGATTGCCATTGCCAGCGTTGAAGCAACTTTGCGGGATGTTGTACCGAACAGCGTAGCCAGTTCATCCGCCGTTTGTGGTCCGCGTTGTTCAATCGTCGCGGTTAAATCGCACTCTGAGATTTTCGCTACTGTTGCCGTGGTGGTTTCTTCCGGCAGTTCTGCCTGCATTGGCTGTTCCTGCTGAACGTTGTTATCGGCCACACGCCAGGTGTATACGCTTTTATCAACGAATCCAGCCTTTTTCAGTTCCCAAAGCTCGTTCAGCACTTCTTCACGACTGATATCAAGTCGCGCAGCCAGTTCTACCGACGTGGCTTTTCCCATTGCTTTCAGTGCACCAAAAACGGTTTCCATTAAAATTTCCTCCCGGTAAAAATCACTTCGCAATTCCTGGCTGGACGACATTCGGACGCCAGCTCTCCCAGTTAAAATTCACCCATCGCCCGCCGTTCATGGTCATGCGATCCATAATCCTCTCGCCGAGCAATGTTTTCATGGCCTCATAGTTCAGGTTTGTCAGCATCCCCACGCTGCGCATCGACGCTGTCCGGCGATCAACAATCTGGTGCAGCACCACCTGCTCGTTTTTTGTCTCGCGCTGAATGCCAATTTCATCAAGAACCAGCAGATCCACTTCGCACAGTTCCCGCAAAAATTTTTCGCCTGACTGCCCGTCGTCATAGCTGGCGTGCAGGGCGCTCATAACATCAGCCACGGTAACCACAATCACTGTCTGACCGTCTTTCAGCAGGCGATTCCCGATAGCTGCCGCTAAGTGATTCTTCCCGGTACCAGGTTTTCCGCTGAACGCAAAATTTGTACACCCGGTCATCAGTTCATCGGCGATGGATTTCGCCTGGCTTAACGCGTATCGCTGGCCGTCGTTCTGCACCTGGTAATTCGCAAACGAGCATTTACGGTGCAACGGCTGGATGCCTGAGCGATTCAGAATTTTTTCCACCCGCAACTGACGATTCAGGCGGTTGATCTCCTCGCTACGTTTCTGGCCTTCAGCAAGTTGCCACTCGCGCCACTCCGCAACCGTTCTGAATGGGGCGGTTACATGTGGTGGGGCCAGTCTGCGGATACGCTCCAGAACGCCTCCTGTCGCAATATTTTTCATGGTCTGTTACCCCCTGAAGCCTGGCGGGATCGCACTGTCCGGCAACGAGACGGTGTTAACCTGTCGGAGCAACGTCTCAGGCCGAACACCTTTCGGCGCGAACAGGCCCTGGTATTCATTGGCGATGCTGTTTCGAATCACCAGCTCAGGTGTAAAACCCTGCTGACGGAATTTTTCCAGTTCCCGTATCGCCCCGTTAGCGCCCTGCTCCGTTCGAATCGGTTTTCGCAATGCCTGTCTGAACCGGACCCACTCATGCCAGAGTGTTTCCGGCAACCAATCGGGCAGCTCAATAGCCTCCGGCTCGAATTTTTTAGACGCTCGTTTTTGGCGAGGGGGATTTAGGGGGAGATCAGTATTTAGATCTTCCTCTTCCTCTTCCTCTGGTAACGCTTTTTGATCCGTTTGTGTAACGCCGGCAGCGTTACCTTTTCGTTTCAGTTCACGTATTTTTGTAACTCGCTCGTTTGTAACCGCCCGTTTTTTAGAGCTTTTTCCGTTATGGCGTTCAAAGTTAGGTAGAGAAAGCCCAACGTCATTTTCGACCAGCCATCCAACCTGAATTAACGCATCAGCAAAACCAGCCATAAAAGAGATGCGATCTATTGCACTTTTTGTAACGCCGCGAGCGTTACAATCTGCATTACCGTCTATCATTTGTTGATCCGCCCATGCCCAGAAGCGAATAACCTTCCCTAATGCGGCATCTGGATCAATATTCAGAATCTCAGCAAGCCTGAATATTTCCGGCTTATCCGGCGTAATAACCTCGAGCTTTATCCAGTTTGAAGCCATTTGTTTTCACCTTGTAACGCTCGCAGCGTTACATTTAACTGATACCGAACAAAACAATCCGGCACGATTAATTTCAATCAATGCACTACGACAGAATCACCGGGCGACCCACCACCGCTGAAATGTGCTTTCCGGTAAACGGCCTGGACTGCATCATCATGCGCATCAATTGCCGTACTCAACGCTTCCTGCGCCGCCAGTAATGCACGGCGTTCCAGGGTATCGAAGATGCAGAGTCGGTGACGCAGCTCGCGCGGAAGAATTGCCAGAACCGCAGGGATCAGTTTCTGAATTTTTTCCCTTTGCGCTTTCGTTTCACCTTTCAACCAACGGTGATAGATATTCTGCTGATTGTTCCAGTCCTTGCCTGGTACCAGGGGCAATTCGCCGCCCCCCTGGCGCAGATATTCATCAGTAATTGCGTTAGCGACCCACGCCTGCCCTTTTTCGGCTGCCAGGGCTAACAGCACTGATTCGATGTGCTCATGCCTGATTTTCATGAATCAACCGCTCCTATGCTGTTTTCGCTATGCTTACCGTCTGGGGGGAATACATCGTCAAGTCCACAATGAGCGCCAAGCCGATTAAGGGTAGAAACAATTTTTCTGCACTCCTCTAGTCCAGGGGTACGAAAATTTGCTTCGTAATTTGCCAGTCGGCTTTGTATCCACCCTAACTGAACAGCAAGTTGTCTTTGAGACAGCCCAAGCTGTTTTCGATATGTTGAAATTTTGTTCATTGAAAACCTCCGATGACAATTTTAAACACATCTTGTGTTATATGGTCAAGCTGTTTTGTGTTTTGTGTAAATCACGATTCGTGATACAAGGATGCAATGGAAAAAGAAAACGAAAAAATTGCCGCTAGTAGGCTCAATGACAAAATTGCAATGCGTCTTAAAGAGCGCAGGCAGAAGCTTGGTTTATCTCAAGGAAAACTTGCTGAAATCTGCGGATGGACGCAATCGCGTATAGGTAACTATGAGGCGGGTAGCAGAAATGTTGGAGTGCATGACGCTGTCGTATTGGGAAAGGCACTTGGCATATCTCCTCCTGAGCTCCTCTTTGGAGAACAGGAATCTTCTGAATTGTGGTTAAATGAATCCCAACGAAAACTTCTTGAGTTGTTTAACCAGCTACCGGGCTCAGAACAACAACGAATGATTGAGCTATTTGAAGTCCGGCTAAAAGAAATCGATGAGTATGTAGAAAAATATTTGAGAGGCAGGCTTAAAGATAATCCCCCACCGGAGTAATGATCTTGCTATCACAGTAATATGCCAATCAGCCCGCTATCAGCGGGCTTTTTTTGTACCATCATCATATGACACCCACCACAAAACACATTTCGTGTTGACACAAGAAAACGCATTGTGTTTAATAAGCATATCCAAACAACGCCCCACCAGAGAACGGCAGGACAATACCTCGAGTTATCCAGCCACTGAACAGGGCTAAGTAGCCAGCCTGAGGCATACGAACATGACGGCAGTTGTTGATTGATACAAAGCGCAGTAGATAAAACGTTCCGCCACCCGGCGTTAAGGGGAAATGAGGTCAACATGGATACTATCGATCTTGGCAACAACGAATCTCTGGTATGTGGCGTGTTTCCCAATCAGGACGGCACATTCACCGCCATGACGTATACCAAAAGCAAATCGTTTAAAACCGAAGCTGGCGCACGTCGCTGGCTTGCCAAAAATACCAGCTAAACCATTTATTGGATTAATTCAATATTCTTGCTGTAGGGGTATAGCCGAGGCCACCAAAGCCCGGAGGTGGTGAAATAAAACCGGGCACAACACGAAGGCGCATTTCCGATATCCATAAAGAGTCGGTCTTGTCTGTTAAATTTAAATGGTGGGAGTGCGCCTCCGGTTGTAAATAACGACATTGCTGTGTGTAGTCTTGGCGGCATCAGTTCTACTCCGTGGCTGCCCTGCCGCCCCTTTTTAAAGTGAATTTTGTGATGCGGTGAATGCGGCTGAGCGCACGCGGCACAGTTAAAAGCATCAGTGTTATGGGTGGATTATCCGGCGTTAATTGTTAACTGGTTAACGTCACCTGGAGGCACCAGGCACCGCATCAACAAAGTTCACTTCAGTGATGAAAGGTGAGAGAAAATGTTGGATGTAGCTATTGAAAACCAGAACGGGTGGAATTATAGTGCACCTGCACCTCATAAAACGGGTGCCGGGATTTGCACCCCGATGATCACTAGAGCGCATAACCGCGCCAAAGCGGTTTTTTTATGCGTAAAGCGCAGCCACATTCAGATTATGGTGGGGCGTATGGGGCCGTTTTCGGGCGGGCCGGATTCTCTAGTGACCGGTAGTGCAAACCCTGTACGTCTCACCACCCATGAGATTTGCACCTCCGGTGGTGAGTTTACCAACTTATCACTAGAGGCTGCCATCATGGCTACTATCCCTACCCTTTCTCACCCTGACGTAACCATCGAAAATGGTCGTGCTGTCACTACGTCTGTTGCAGTTGCAGAGTTTTTCCGCAAGCTGCATAAAAACGTCATTCAAAAAATTGAAGCTCTGGAATGTTCCTCAGAATTCACTGAGCTTAATTTTAAGCCAAGTGAATACACCGACTCAACCGGGCGCAAACTCCCAATGTACCAAATCACCAAAAACGGCTTCGTTTTCCTGGTGATGGGTTTCACTGGCAAAAAAGCCGCTGCATTCAAAGAGGCCTACATCGCTGAGTTCGACCGCATGGAAGCAGAGCTACGCCAGAATAATACCACTCCCACAAACAAAATCATTCCGGGCGATGGGCGCACTCTGGTTGTTCGCTTCGACAAATTCGGCAACGTCGAATTCACTGAAACCGTTCCTGATGGCGCTCTCGTCTGTACCCTGGACACTTTCCGCCTTTATCTGGAGAAACAGGGCTGGACTCTTGTAAACCGAAGCGCAATTAAAAATATGACCGTCGAGCAGTTGCTGAGTATTAAATAGTTTTCTGGAATTTTCTTAATACGAGAAATTTATTAAGGAGATAATTATGATTGCTCATCACTTCGGAACTGATGAAATACCACGTCAGTGTGTGACTCCTGGCGATTATGTTCTTCATGAAGGTCGGACATATATCGCCTCGGCAAACAATATTAAAAAGCGAAAACTTTATATTCGTAGCCTGACTACAAAAACATGCATTTCTGACTGCATGATTAAAGTCTTCCTCGGTCGTGATGGTTTACCTGTAAAGGCGGAGTCATGGTGATGACTAAGAAAATAAAATGTGCTTACCACCTTTGCAATAAAGGAATTGAAGAAAGCAAAAGTATTAAAAGACCACTTCATTTCATGCGTGGAGTTATCCCAACGACGGAAATGAAAAAATATTGTAGTGAAAATTGTGCCGAAAAAGACCAGATGGCACACGAACTTTAACTAACTGACTATTCGAAACTGAATTTATGCCAGCAATGGCAGGGGTTCGCTCAACCTTAAAATAGTTATGAGGTTTATCAATGAGTACTGATAAAGAAAATTACGCTCTGTATTGCGACGCGAAAAATGATAAAACCAGAAAACGCCTCGGCATCAAAGGCGGCTTTTTCTGGACAGAGGCAAAAAAACTTTCTGTTGCGGTTTCACGCTGCATTGCTGCAATGGACGATGCCGGATTTGACGAAGAGGATTTTAAAAAACCCATCCGCGTCCATTTACCCGTTGTGAATGACCTTCCACCGGAAGGTGTGTTTGATACTGAATTCTGCAACCGATACGAAAAAGGCGGAGAAGATGGTATCACAATGATACTTATCGCGCCCTCTGTTCCGGACAAACCAGCCAGTACTGACAATACCAACGTCAACGGCGAAGACATGGCTAAGATTGAGGAGAATATGCTTCTTCCGGTTTCAGGTCAGATTCTGCCTGTTCGCTGGCTGGCGCAACACAACAGCGAAAAACCGCTCACGCACGTTTCACTGGACAAACTGCGCGCATTACATAACGCACAGGATGAAAAACTTCCCGCCGTTACCGCGCTGGCCATCTCAAATAAAGCAGTGCAACTCGAACCGCTGGAGATTCGGGATTTGTACAAACTGGTGCGAGACACTGACAAAGTTTTCCCCGCCCCCGTAAATTCGGACCTGGGACTGATGACCTCTTTTATCGAAGCATACCTGGGCGCTGACTACACCGATCGCGGTCTGCTTACAAAAGAGTGGATGAAAGGAAATCGTGTTTCACGCATCAGCCGCACGCCATCCGGCGCTAACGCTGGCGGCGGAAATATTACCGATCGTGGTGAAGGATTCAAACATGATAAGACATCACTCGCACGAGATGTAGCCACCGGCGTTCTGGCCCGTTCAATGGATGTGGATATTTATAACCTTCATCCGGCACACGCTAAACGTGTCGAGGAAATTATCGCTGAAAATAAACCGCCCTTTTCTGTTTTCCGCGACAAATTCATCACCATGCCTGGCGGGCTGGATTATTCCCGCGCCATCGTGGTTGCGTCCGTAAAAGAAGCACCAATTGGGATCGAGGTTATCCCTGCGCATGTCACTGAATATCTGAACAAGGTGCTGATTGAAACCGATCATGCCAACCCTGATCCGGAAATCGTGGATATTGCCTGCGGTCGTTCCTCTGCCCCGATGCCGCAGCGTGTAACAGAAGAAGGAAAACACGATGGTGAAGAAAAACCGCAACCATCTTGCGCAATGGCAGATAAACAGGCAACGGCTGAAACAGTGGAACCGGATGCAACTGAACATCATCAGGACACGCAGCCGCTGGATGCTCAGTCACAGGTAAATTCTGTTGATGCGAAATATCAGAAACTGCGGGCAGAACTCCATGAAGCCCGGAAAACCATTCCGCCCAAAAATCCTGTCGATGCCGACAAATTGCTGGCTGCCTCTCGCGGAGAATTTGTTGAAGGGATTAGCGACCCGAATGATCCGAAATGGATTAAGGGGATCCAGACCCGCGATTCTGTGTACCAGAATCAGCCAGAAACGGAACAGAACGACCAGAAAGCGGAACAGAACAGCCCAAATACGCAACAAAACGAGCCAGAAACGAAACAACCTGAACCAGTAGTGCAACAGGAACCGGAAAAGATCTGCACCGCCTGCGGCCAGAGGAGTGGCGGCAACTGCCCTGATTGTGGCGCGGTGATGGGCGACGCAACATACCAGGAAACATTCGATGAAGAGAATCAGGTTGAAGCTAAGGAAAATGATCCGGAGGAAATGGAAGGCGCTGAACATCCGCACAATGAGAATGCTGGCAGCGATCCGCATCGCGATTGCAGTGATGAAACTGGCGAAGTCGCAGATCCCGTAATCGTAGAAGACATAGAGCCAGGTATTTATTACGGAATTTCGAATGAGAATTACCACGTAGGTCCCGGTGTCAGTAAGTCTCAGCTCGATGACATTGCTGATACTCCGGCACTGTATTTGTGGCGTAAAAATGCCCCCGTGGACAACACAAAGACAAAAACGCTCGATTTAGGAACCGCTTTCCACTGCCGGGTACTTGAACCGGAAGAATTCAGTAACCGCTTTATCGTAGCACCTGAATTTAACCGCCGTACAAACGCCGGAAAAGAAGAAGAGAAAGCGTTTCTGATGGAATGCGCAAGCACAGGAAAAACGGTTATCACTGCGGAAGAAGGTCTGAAAATTGAACTCATGTATCAAAGCGTTATGGCTTTGCCGCTGGGGCAATGGCTTGTTGAAAGCGCCGGACACGCTGAATCATCAATTTACTGGGAAGATCCTGAAACAGGAATTTTGTGTCGGTGCCGTCCGGACAAAATTATCCCTGAATTTCACTGGATCATGGACGTGAAAACTACGGCGGATATTCAACGATTCAAAACCGCTTATTACGACTACCGCTATCACGTTCAGGATGCATTCTACAGTGACGGTTATGAAGCACAGTTTGGAGTGCAGCCAACTTTCGTTTTTCTGGTTGCCAGCACAACTATTGAATGCGGACGTTATCCGGTTGAAATTTTCATGATGGGCGAAGAAGCAAAACTGGCAGGTCAGCTGGAATATCACCGCAATCTGCGAACCCTGGCTGACTGCCTCAATACCAATGAATGGCCAGCTATTAAGACGTTATCACTGCCCCGCTGGGCTAAGGAATATGCAAATGACTAAGCAACCACCAATCGCAAAAGCCGATCTGCAAAAAACTCAGGGAAACCGTGCACCAGCAGCAATTAAAAATAACGACGTGATTAGTTTTATTAACCAGCCATCAATGAAAGAGCAACTGGCAGCAGCTCTTCCACGCCATATGACGGCTGAACGTATGATCCGTATCGCCACCACAGAAATTCGTAAAGTTCCGGCGTTAGGAAACTGTGACACTATGAGTTTTGTCAGTGCAATCGTACAGTGTTCACAGCTCGGGCTTGAGCCCGGTAGCGCTCTCGGTCATGCATATTTACTGCCTTTTGGTAATAAAAACGAAAAGAGCGGTAAAAAAAACGTTCAGCTAATCATTGGCTATCGCGGCATGATTGATCTGGCTCGCCGTTCTGGTCAAATCGCCAGCCTGTCAGCCCGTGTTGTCCGTGAAGGTGACGAGTTTAGCTTCGAATTTGGCCTTGATGAAAAGTTAATACACCGCCCGGGAGAAAACGAAGATGCCCCGGTTACCCACGTCTATGCTGTCGCAAGACTGAAAGACGGAGGGACTCAGTTTGAAGTTATGACGCGCAAACAGATTGAACTGGTGCGCAGCCAGAGTAAGGCTGGTAATAACGGGCCATGGGTAACTCACTGGGAAGAAATGGCAAAAAAAACGGCTATTCGTCGCCTGTTTAAATACCTGCCTGTCTCAATTGAAATCCAGCGTGCAGTATCAATGGATGAAAAGGAACCACTGACAATCGATCCGGCAGACTCCTCTGTATTAACCGGGGAATACAGTGTGATCGATAATTCAGAAGAATAATTCAGCCTGGCGGTGTAATGCACCGCCAACGCGAGACAGTTTTTATGACAAAAATTATGAGATATGACGATGTTAAACCATGTCCGTTTTGTGGTTGTCCATCTGTTACGGTGAAAGCAATTTCAGGATATTACCGGGCAAAATGCAACGGATGCGAATCCCGAACTGGCTATGGTGGAAGTGAAAAAGAAGCACTCGAAAGATGGAATAAACGAACTACTGGAAATAATAATGGAGGTGTTCATGTATAAAATAACTGCCACTATTGAAAAAGAAGGTGGCACTCCTACTAACTGGACAAGATATTCAAAATCTAAATTAACGAAATCAGAATGCGAAAAAATGCTCTCAGGGAAAAAAGAAGCAGGCGTGTCCAGAGAGCAGAAAGTAAAGCTGATAAATTTTAATTGCGAGAAACTTCTGTCCTCGTGAGTTGCATTATATACAAATTAAAACTTCATAGCTGATTATTAATAATCAACATCAGGCGTCAATTTCAGTCTAACATTGGCGCCTGCCAGAGGTGATGCGATGGCACAAGTAATCTTTAATGAAGAGTGGATGGTTGAATACGGCCTGATGCTTCGCACTGGTCTGGGGGCCAGACAAATTGAAGCATACCGCCAGAACTGTTGGGTGGAGGGCTTCCACTTCAAACGAGTATCTCCTTTAGGTAAGCCAGACAGCAAACGAGGGATTATCTGGTACAACTATCCAAAGATAAATCAGTTTATCAAAGACTCATGATATGTCTAAATTACCAACAGGTGTCGAGATTAGAGGTAGAAACATTCGCATCTGGTTCATGTTTCGAGGAAAACGATGTCGGGAAACATTAAAAGGCTGGGAGATTACAAACAGTAATATTAAAAAGGCCGGAAATTTAAGAGCGCTGATAGTTCATGAAATAAACTCCGGTGAATTTGAGTATTTAAGACGTTTTCCCCAGTCCAGCACTGGGGCAAAAATGGTGACAACGAGAGTCATAAAAACGTTCGGGGAGCTTTGTGATATCTGGACAAAAATTAAAGAGACAGAGTTAACAACAAACACAATGAAGAAAACGAAATCACAATTAAAAACACTCAGAATAATAATTTGTGAAAGTACCCCGATATCATATATTCGTTATAGCGATATCTTAAACTACCGGAATGAACTGCTGCATGGAGAAACGCTTTACCTGGATAATCCAAGATCCAACAAAAAAGGAAGAACCGTGCGCACAGTTGATAACTATATCGCCCTGCTCTGTTCGCTGTTACGTTTTGCGTATCAGTCGGGATTTATATCAACCAAACCATTTGAAGGAGTAAAAAAATTACAGCGAAACAGAATAAAGCCTGACCCGTTATCTAAAACAGAATTCAATGCATTAATGGAAAGTGAAAAAGGACAGAGCCAAAACTTGTGGAAATTTGCCGTTTACTCCGGGCTTCGTCACGGGGAACTGGCAGCTCTGGCGTGGGAGGATGTGGATTTCGAGAAGGGAACTGTGAATGTCAGAAGAAACCTGACGATACTGGATATGTTCGGTCCCCCAAAAACAAATGCCGGGATCCGGACAGTAACATTACTGCAGCCTGCTCTTGAAGCACTGAAGGTGCAATACAAACTGACCGGGCATCATCGCAAAAGCGAAATCACCTTTTATCATCGGGAGTACGGCAGAACCGAAAAGCAAAAACTGCATTTTGTTTTCATGCCCAGGGTGTGTAACGGAAAACAGAAACCTTATTACTCGGTAAGCAGTTTGGGGGCAAGGTGGAATGCAGCAGTAAAACGTGCTGGTATTCGCCGCCGTAATCCGTACCATACGCGGCATACTTTTGCCTGCTGGCTGTTGACGGCAGGAGCGAACCCGGCATTTATAGCCAGCCAGATGGGGCATGAAACTGCGCAGATGGTGTATGAAATTTACGGTATGTGGATTGATGATATGAACGACGAACAGGTAGCCATGTTGAATGCGCGGCTATCGTAG